ACCTTACACCTACTAGGGTTTTATCCCGCACCAACTGTCCTAGCAGACGTAGTAGCGATGGTGTGGGAATGTGCTACTACACGGAGATATTGTTATGGCTAACACTACCTTTTCAGGTCCGGTACGTTCCGAAAACGGCTTTCAGGTTATCACGACCAACGCCACTACCGGTGCGATTACCACTGGCGCTACGCTTACAAAGTTGCGTACGGCTACCGCTACACTGGACTTCCCATCTATCTCTGCCGTTTCTCAGTCTGACCTGACTATTACGGTTACGGGCGCTGTTGTCGGTGACGAGGTTGCTCTAGCCCTCCCCGCTGCCCCCACTGCCGGTATCGTCTTCAACGCTTTTGTCTCGGCAACCAATACGGTCACGGGTCACGGTTCGTGCGTCGAACATCACGGCGTCTGCGGTCGATCCGGCCTCGGCGTCGTACAGCGTTCTTGTGTTCGGTGCTTCCTAACGGCTAAGAGTAGGTTCTCTACAACTAGTAATAGGTGAGCCATGCAGAACGAAAAAGCCTACGATCTAGCGGGGCGCAGTGTGTTTATCGCGCTGCCCGCCTACGACTTCAAGGTCTCCCTGAAGCTCGCTATTTCATTGGCCCGGTTCGCGCAGCAAGCCCAGCAGCACGGGGTTGATATTCAGATCGGTAGCATTTGCGGCTGCTCTGTTGTCTCCCGTGCCCGCAACCTGCTCGCGCAGGACCTGTTGGACTCCGACTGCACGGACCTGATGTTCATCGACAGCGACATCAACTTTGAAGCTGAAGATGTTTTTCGCCTGATGGCTTGGACCTCAGACCCCAAGAAGGGCATTGTTGCTGGTGTGCCGCGTACGCGCAGCACGACAAAGACCTACATCGGCACGTTGGATTACGATGCGGACAATCAGCTTACGATGAACGGCATGGGTCTCGTCCGTGCAAGGCGCGTAGCTACTGCCTTCATGATGGTCCGTCGTGACGTGTTTGAGACCCTCGACGCAGCCCACCCCGAGTGGCGCTATTATGATGAGCGCTCTGGGCGCACCGTCCCCTGCATGTTCGATTTCATGCTGACCGAAGAAGGTTACATTGGAGAAGATTATCTCTTCTGTGACCGTGTTCGCTCGCATGGGTTTGAAGTCTGGGTCGATCCAAGCATCAAGCTGGGTCACATGGGTGTGCAAGAGTACGAAGGTGAATTTGGTAAGGACGTTCTCTACCCGATGATCGTCCCCCCACAGAAGGATGTTGCATAATGACTGGTTTCACCGTCGCTGACATTAACACTAATAAGTCGCTCCCCGTTGGGGGTGTAGCGTCTGCTGGTATGGGCGTCAGCAACGGTGCCATCTATACGGCTGCGGCACCTGTGGCGCAGGACCCGGTCGGTAAGATGCGTGTTTCGCAGCCGCAGGCGCTGATCGACACCGACTTTGAGTACGGCACTCAGCCGACGAAGTGGGAGTCCGTTGGGCTTCAGAACAACCGTCAGAGCGTATATTTTACCCCACAGCAGCCGCTGACGATTACGTCGATCACCGGCTCGGGTCGGACTATGACGATTGCAGGTACGTTCGTAGTCGCTGCTAACACGCCGATCTACATCCAGAACGCTGGTGATCCTAACGCCAACGGCTGGTGGTGGACTGTCGCTGGTGGCACGAACAGCATGACGGTCACCACGGCTGTCGCTGTCAGCGCTACTAACTGCTTCAACCCCGCCCTGACGTACGGGTATGTCGGTTTCTTCTTCAGCGGCGCTGGTATTCTGCTGAGTTCGACGAGTGCGTTTACCAACGTAGGCACAACCATCACCTGCACCACTGCTTCAGCCCACGGCCTTGCTGCCGGGTCGCTGATTTACGTGCGTAGTACGACGTCAAGCGCTGGCGGCGCTATTAACGGCGCGTGGGTGGTGGCAACCACCCCGACCAACAACAGCTTCACGTTTGTGGTTGATACGGCCCCCACCGGTACGCTCACCAACGTGGCCAACAACCTGACGCTCTACGCTCGCCCTGCCGGGTATGTGGAGTCGCGCTCGTTCGATGGTGGCGTGGCTTTCTCGGCTGGCTCGATTGCTCCCAACTCGCAGCTTATCCGGCAGACTCGCCGTTATTTCCGCTATCAGTCGGGTAAGGGCCTTCAGTTTTCGACGGGCACTTCGTTGAAACCGAACCTGTTCGTTACCAACGTAACCTCTTCCGGTACGACCGTGACGGTGAACACCCGTTTTGCTCACAACATTGCGGCTGGCGCGACAATCATTGTTTCGGGTTGTGACCAGCGAGAATATAACGGTACGTGGACCGTTGCTACGGTGCCGACCGCCAACTCACTTACCTACGTATCTAATTACGCCCCGACTGTGTCTCCCGCTACCGGCTTCCCGATCCGTATCAGCCCGAACACATGGTATGGCTCGTCCAACCGTATCGGTATGTTTGATACGCAGAATGGCCTGTTCTTTGAGTATGACGGGCAGACGCTGTTTGCTGTGTGGCGGCAGAGCGTCAACCAGATCAGCGGTACATCAACGGTCACCAACGGTTCAGCCACCGTGACGGGCACTGGCACTGTGTTTAGCAGCCAACTGAAGCCGGGTGATTATATCGTTATCCGTGGTCAATCCTACCGCGTACAGAACATCACCAGTGACACTTCGATGCTCATTACTCCCGAGTACCGTGGTGCTACGCTTAACGCTACTGGTGCCGGCGTTCTTATTTCCAAGACGGTGGATACTCGCATTCCGCAGTCGCAGTGGTTGGACCCGCTCGATGGCACTGGTCCGTCTGGATATACGCTCGACCTTACCCGGATGCAGATGTTCTACATCGACTACTCGTGGTATGGTGCTGGCTTCGTCCGCTGGGGTATGCGTACAGGTAAGGGTCAAGTCACCTACGTCTACCAGCAGACCAACAACAACTTGCAGTACGAAGCGTATATGCGCTCGGGCAACATGTGTTCACGCTATGAGTCGAACGGTACCGCTTCGTCTACTTTCCTCACCGCTAGCCTTGGTACAGGCGGCGCAGGCACGGTAATCAACGTCGCAAGCACGGCGGGCTTTGCTCCAACCGGCACGCTTCGAGTGTCTGCTGCTGCGGCATCGGGCGCTGTCGAGCATATTTCGTACACGGTGACTAGTGCGACGTCGTTTACGGTTGTGGCTCGCGCACAGACAGGTGGCGCTGCAGCAGCGACGTCGTTTACTTTCTCGGCAACGGCTCCGGTCCAAGTCGAGTTTGCTTCGCCTGATACGAACGCCTCGATGTCGCACTGGGGTTCGTCGGTTATCATGGACGGTAGCTTCGACGACGATAAGTCGCTGGTGTTCAACTATGGTACGACCACTTCTTTGTCGATCACGAACGCTACTACGGTTCCAATCCTTGCCATCCGCGTCGCTCCTTCGGTCGATAACGGCACGACGGGTCTGCTTGGGGTTAAGGAAATCGTCAACCGTATGCAGTTGCAGCTTTCTGACATGGCCGCAGTCTCGTCTGGCGCGCTGCTCGTCAACTTGGTCCTCAACGGCTTCTGCACTGGGTTCAGCGGTTCGTTTGGTTCTGTTGCTATCGGTAACCAGATTTCGTCCTCGCTGGCGCAGATCGCGGTCAACACGAGCAACACGGCAACCATTACGGGCGGCGAGTCGGTTACGGCGCTGTACGCCAGCGGCGTGTCTACCATCGACCTTGGCAACGTCCGCGACTTGGGTAACTCGATCCTTGGTGGCGGCACTGTGAACACGGTCCCGACTGGGCAGGCAGGCTTCTATCCTGACGGCCCAGACATCCTGTACGTCGTCGTTTCGAACAACACAGGTGGCGCGGTCACGCTCAGCGGCGTCCGTTTGAACTGGAAGGAAGCCCAAGCATGATGAAGAAGTATTCTAACGGTGGTATGCCGTCCATGGAGGAGTCTCGGAAGAGTGGTGATCGCGCGGAAAAGATGAACCGCGACGAGATGCTCCGTATGGGCGTAGGTCCGAAGCCAAAAAAGAAACCCATGCCTGCTACGCGGAGCACTCTCCCATCGCTGAGCGAGACCATGAAGAGCGTTCGCCGTTTGCCAAAGGAGCCGACGCCGAAACAGATGCGCGATATGGAGGAAAGCAGTAAGGTCCGTAAGTACGCCAAGGGCGGCAAGGTCACCCGTGCTGACGGTATCGCCAAGAAAGGCAAGACCAAGGGAAAGATGGTCTAATGGCTAAGACCCCGGCTTGGACGCGTAAGGAAGGCAAGTCCGAAAAGGGCGGGCTGAACGCCAAGGGGCGTGCGTCCTACAACAAAGCCAATCCGGGGAAGCCGGGGCTTAAGGCCCCGCAGCCGGAAGGCGGCGCTCGTAAGAAGTCATTCTGTGCCCGGATGTCCGGGATGAAGAAGAAGCTGACGAGCTCCAAGACCGCCAACGATCCGAACAGCCGTATCAACAAGTCCCTCCGGGCATGGAAGTGCTGACATGGAAATGATGATATGGAACATCGTGTTGAGCGCCATCGTCGGACTCATGGGCTTTATGCTCAAGGGCAAGTTTGACGAGATCAGCCGTTTGGGTATCCTGCTCAACAAGACGAGGGAAGAGATTGCGCGCGAGAATGTGACGCGGTCTGAGATGAACACCATCGTAGATAAGCTCGGTGAGCGGTTTGATAGGTCATTTGAGCGCCTAGAAAGCAAGCTCGACGGTTTTGCAGGAAGGAGTTAAGTTATGGACAAGAAGGACATGAAGCAGGACAAGGCCATGATCTCGGCTGCAATTGGCAAACACGAAGCTAACATGCACAAGGGCAAGCCCAAGACAAAGCTTGCCAAGGGCGGTTCTGTTTCGGCTCGCGCCGATGGTTGTGCCCAGCGTGGCAAAACCGATTGCAAGATGGTATAAACACTCAGTCAACAAGGAGTTTCAAGATGAAGAAGTGCGCTGCTGGCGGTGGTGTTACCAAGAAGATGCCGACTTCCAAAGAGATGGGCAGCATGGGTATGGCCAAGGGTGGTATGGCCAAGGCTAAGGCTAAGGCCAAAGCTAAGCCGTTCGCGGCAACCAAGTTTGGCGCTGCTATGATGAAGAAATCGGACGACACGAAGGGTCGTGCGATGATGAAGATGGCTAAGGGCGGAAAGACGAAAGGCTGCTAACATGCGACCGAGTCGGGGTATGGGCGCTATGAAGGCGTCCAAGATGCCAAAGGCGAAGACCATTCGTCGGAAGGACAACCCCGACAAGGTCACTATGTACGCCAAGGGCGGCAAGCTGGACATCTCCAAAGCCATCAAGAAGCCCGGTGCACTCCGTGCATCGCTGGGCGTCAAGGGGGACAAAAAAATCCCAGCTAAAACGCTTGCCAAGGCTGCAAAGGCTCCGGGCAAACTCGGCCAGCGCGCTCGTTTCGCCCAGTTGCTGAAGGGCTTCAAAAAGGGCAAGTAGTATGATGAAGTGCCGAGGCATGGGTAAAATCCGAAAGGGGCTGGCTAAGGGCGGCGCTGCTAAAGACGCGTGCTACTCCAAGGTCAAGGCGCGTTACAAAGTCTTCCCTTCCGCCTACGCCTCGGGTGCTATCTCCAAGTGCCGTAAGGTCGGTGCCAAGAACTGGGGTAACAAAGGTGGCAGTTCGTAAGACCGAGAAAGGCGCTGCGCTTAAGCGCTGGTTCCAAGAGGACTGGAAGGACGTCCGTACGGGTAAAGCCTGCGGGCGTCAGCCGGGTGAGAAGCGCGGCACACCTTACTGTAGACCCAGCAAGCGTATTTCTGATAAGACCCCCAAGACGTCGTCAGAGATGACTTCGGCGGAAAAAAAGACGCGTATCGCTCAGAAAAAGCGATTGGGGCAGCCTCCCGGTGCGCCTAAGCGTGTACAGGCAGCGCGGAGACAGAAATGACCACGACCGGCACCACAGCGTTCAACCTGAACCTCAACGACCTTGTTGAAGAGGCGTTTGAGCGTTGTGGCGCTGAGCTTCGGACGGGTTACGACCTGCGCACGGCGCGGCGTAGCCTCAACCTGCTGACCATTGAGTGGGCCAACCGTGGCATCAACCTGTGGACCATCGAGCAAGGCTCGATCCCTATGGTTCAGGGACAGATCGTCTATGATCTTCCTGCCGACACGATTGACCTGTTGGAACAGGTTATCCGTACTAACGCAGGTACAACCTCGAACCAGCTTGATATCAACATCAACCGTATCAGCGCTGACACCTACATCACGATCCCGAACAAGAACGCGCAGGGTCGTCCTATTCAGGTGTGGATCAACCGCCAGTCAGGCGCAGACTACCCGACCACGGGAGTTGCTTATCCGCAGATCAACGTGTGGCCAGCCCCGGATCAGAGCAACTACTACACCTTCTTTTACTACCGCCTGCGCCGTATTCAGGATGCCGGTAACGGTATCAACACGCAGGACATCCCGTTCCGCTTCCTACCGTGCATGGTAGCTGGGTTGGCGTATTACCTGTCGCTAAAAATCCCGAATGCTATGGACCGCGCCGGGATGCTGAAGCAGATGTACGATGAAGCTTGGCAGCAGGCTGCCGATGAAGACCGAGAGAAGGCTCCTCTGCGGATCGCTCCGCGCCAAATGTTTATCTAGATTATGTCTCACGGCCCATTGTTCTTGGCATGGGCTGCGGGGTTTTTCGACGGCGAAGGCTCTGTTTTTGTCGAGATATCCAAGAACAAAAACACCCGGCGTAAAGTACGTACCTTGCTAACCGCGTCCGTTACTCAGACGTCTACCCCATGCCTAAACCTGTTCAAGGAGCATTTTGGCGGTAATATAGCGCCGATAACCGAGAGCCGCCGACAACACATGAACAACTCTGTCTGCTACGTGTGGCGCGTACGTAGTAAAGATGTGATAGCGTTCCTTGAAGCCATAGCTCCTTATGTGGTAGTAAAAAAGGAGCAAGTAGAGTTAGCGCTTCAGTACCCACTTACGCCAGCGGACGGTAGGAAATATGCGAGTCCTTATAACCCCCTACCCGATGAGGTTCACAACCGGCGTATGGAGATCGGGCAAAAACTCAGAGATATCCGGGCGTCGATGAAGACGGCTTCGGTAGTTAGGTAGGAGGTACGATGCCCAATCCATTTGCCTCCGGTAAGAAGGCCATCGCGGAGTGCGACCGTTGCGGCTTCCGCTACAAGCTCAAGCAGCTTAAAAGCCTCACCATCAAGACCAAGAACGTCAACATCCTTGTGTGCCCGACGTGCTGGGAACCCGACCAGCCGCAGCTTCAGCTTGGTATGTATCCGGTTGACGATCCTCAGGCACTGCGCAACCCGCGTCCCGACGTCAGCTACCGACAGGCGGGTATGACCGGGCTTAAGATAAAAACTCAAGGTGAAGTGCCACCGAATAACCAGCTAGCCTTCGGTACGCCCAGCGAAGGGAGCCGTGTGATCCAGTGGGGCTGGAACCCGGTTGGGCTTAACAACGCTTTAGCTTTGCCTGACCTCCCAAATACGCTATTAGCTACAGGTCAGGTAGGTACGGTCACTGTACAAACATAGGAGTAAGTCATGGCCAAGGGCGGTAAAACCAACGAGCAGATGCTGAAGCTGGGGCGCAATCTCGCTAAGATTGCCAACCAGAAGAAGGCTGTCCGCGCAGTTTCGAGCAACGAAGTGAAGGTGGTGAAAAATGGCTAAGTTCAGCATGAAGATGGGTGGTAAGGAAGTTGGCCCCGCCAGCGTCTATGCGGAGCCTCACACCATGACAGGTAGCACCGATATCAATCTCGGCAACAACGGCTACCCGAACAACATCCCTAACACTCAGACCCAGAAGATGCGCGGCACTGGTGCAGCGACCAAGGGCACTGGGCACAGCACGAAGATGGGCTGATGAACTACGCTACTCTGTTCGAGACCATTAAGGGGTACGTCGAAAACGACTTCCCCAACACCTCATGGACGGACTCCGCTGGTACGGGGACCGTGACGCTGACGTCTACCGAACAGATTAACACGTTCATCCAGCAGGCTGAGCAGCGCATCTACAATATGGTCCAGCTTCTGGACCTGCGCAAAAACGTGACCGGCAACGTCACAACGGGAAACAAGTACCTCTCAGTGCCGTCCGACTGGCTGGCCAACTTCTCGCTGGCTGTGGTCGATGCCAGTGGGGACTACAAGTATCTGCTGAACAAGGATGTGAACTTCATCCGCGAGTCGTTCCCGAACCCGTCTGACACCGGTATCCCGACGCACTACTCGTACTTCGATGAGAACTCCTATATCCTCGGCCCCACGCCCGACTCGAACTATGTGGTTGAGCTTCACTACTTCTACTACCCGCCGTCCATCGTGACAGCGGGTACGTCGTGGATCGGGGACAACTTCGATAGCGTGCTGCTCTATGGCTCTTTGCTCGAAGCTTATACCTTTATG